AGCATAATAAGTGGGGGCGCCAGTAGATGTGCTTGTTTGGGCAACCACCGTAGTAAGCGACGGATCACTAAAATCTACATTTTCTATTAATAGAAAATTAATTCCAGTTTTGGATGAAAACCGTGTGCCAGCTTTTATTAAAGGGATGTATGCTGTGTCTGGTCCGAGGCCAGTTGAAGAGGCGGGCACAAGTATAAATAATACTATATTACCATAGCTCGTGCCTGGACCAGAAGGTTTATACCCTAAAACCCTTCCATGGCGTAAAATATTTGAATACTGATATGCCGTATCCAAAAATGACTCATTAACATTATAGTCTAAGTAAAATGATAATTGATCGCCGACATAAGCTACTGCATCTAACATTATTGCGCCAAAAGATCCCTCGCTGAAATCTTGGAAAGTGTCGGGATAAAACCTCTCTGCCATCTGCATTAAATCAGCACGGATAGATTCGAAATCTCTATGAGTGTAGTCAATTGGTATTATCTTTTTTTGGTCATCCGCCATAAATTATTTTCCTTTCTTAAATAGTAAGTGTAATAGAATCTGTGATGTTTACACCCCTGATCGCATACTTAATCGCTATGTTCATCTGATAGGGGTTTGTAATGGAGGGGGACGTATTAATTGCTCGAATAGAGATGTAGGGCATGTAGGTGCCAACTTGTGAATTAATAGTATCGCTTACTTGGGTTTGCCAATTTATAGTATTATTCTCAAATAAAAAACGCTTTAATCCCACGCCATAATCAGGGTTCATCACTCTTTCGCCTTTTTCAGTCAATAAGAGCATTTTAAAGTTCTGTTTTATTTCTTGAATCATCGATTTGTTCATCGTGAATCCATTACCAGAATCCAATGTTAGTGGAAGCTTTACGCCGATAGAAGACATATCTGTATCCTTTTTATATAAATATCATCAACTAGCTATTTTTTCTTACATATTTCGCCTTTTGAATCAAATGGGTTGGCTTTCTTAAGTTTGTGCCTTTTCCACCATGGCAAAAATTGTACTCCTGGAGCGCCGCGGAGGGCATTTCTCAAATTCGCGAAGTAAATCCGGGAGGCGTCACTAGCGGGATCTAAATCTAAATCTGTTGTGAATGTTCTAGAGTGATAATAATTTTTGAACATTCTCTTTATTCTGTGAGTTGAAAGTCTTAATACTTCTCTATCCCAGTCATCGTAATCAAGAACAAAAAGGCCGCCTTTTCTTCGGTTGCAGACGGAAGCCCAACCATCGGCTCCTTCTCCGATGGTCGGGTTACCATCGCTGTCGATATCTACCCACATGCCGGGCTTGGCGCCCTCGCCGGAGAGGGTAGAATTGGTTTCGGCATTGGATTCGGAGACAGTGATCTCTCCGATAGAAGCAAGAAATCCCATATCATTATAAATTGCCCATAAAGCATTTATCTTATTTAATGGAAAAATATACTTATATATTAATTTAAATACACTATCTTCTTTTAAATAATTTAAAAGACATAATAACATTTTACTATCGCCCTCTAATGGTGCTATTTGAGATATTGGCAAATCAAGAACATCAACCTCCACTGTTGTTAGTGGCAATTTTTCGCCAGATACGAAGATCGAAAATTGCAACCCATAGCGGACTCCTAATTCTCCGTTTAATCCAACAACTTTGCCGCCGGCGTCAGTAACAAGTTCAAGCGTTCCAGGATAAACATCTGATATATTGAGAGAGTTGTCATGTTGCTTTATAATCTCAATTGCCTTTGATGAAGTATACTTGGCTCCGTTAATGCTAATATATTTTTCTATTACAAATGGCTTATTTTCATCGATAATTGGCTGAAATCCGTAATCTTCGACGTCCCCAACTGGAACAATAATTTTATTCCCCATGGGATTTAATCTATCATGAGGCGAATCTATGTGATATTCGCCAGCCATGTATACTGGATCGCCATCATCATCCTTTGTAATATGATAATATCCTATATATTCGTCTCCTTTTTCAAATTGGCCGTCTTCATCAAGTTTTTCAAACACATATAATTCGCCGCCAGGAGTATAAATGTTTTCTCCTTCAGTCTCAAGACCCTGAATCTCTTCTTTTATGTCTTTATCTAAAGTAAGCTCATGGGCGCCTTGGGTCAGATTTTCAAGAAAATAGGCGCCATTATCATCAATTAAAACCTCTGTTTCCATTACTTCCATAGCACTAGTAAACCTTTTAGCTATAAGGTTCAATTGTTCTACTACTATTTCTTGTAAAACGATTTTTGCTTCATCTTCTGTATCTATAATTGCTTCGAGATTTTTCTTGTATCGATATTCTTCCAAAGCAGATATACCATCAAAAGGTGTTTGAACATCTTTAAAGTCACCAAGTTTTCTTGCAGCTTTCATGTCTTCTTTAGTAAGACGTGGAAAGCTTTCAATCATATTGTTGATGGTTCTCAATGCGGCCAAAACATGTGACGGAGGTGAAACAATGTCGCCTCGATCAACTTTTCGCGAATAGGCTTGAACTGCTTGTTCTAAAAATGCATACCAAAATTCATCATCTTTGAACGTATTAACAAAGTCTGAGTCTACCGCTCCGCGGAAACTTTCTTCTATTCGCGAAATAATATATTGTGCATATATCATACTAAAGTTTTCACTAAAATCTGGTTTAATGGTGCTAAATGTTGCCAATGATTTTATAAAATGTACACTTGAAAATATTCTGGCTGCGGCAGCAACAAGGCCTTCTAAGCCTGCTGCGGCAGATCTTTCTAAAATTCGATCATATGGAAGCTCTAATACACAATCAGCGTCTCCTTCAAGGCGCTCGTCTATTGGAATAGTCGGATATATTCTATCAATCATCTCTGATATTTCTCCAAAATCGATTAGACCGGATTTATCTGTGCCCGCATTACACGCGGAATATTCTGGGAACAACTCTTCAAAAAACCCTAACCAACCATCATTTTCTAGAGATGCTATGTAAAAAGGCGGGTTTAAATATGAGCCTCCATAGCTGTTGGGATCCAAATAGAAAACTCTATTGGGGCCGGGGTTTCGATGGGTTCCGTTTTCAACCTCCCACTGCATCCGACTGATGCCCAATATCTGATCGGATCCTTTAATCTTGCGGTCACCGCCGTCTTCATCCTCTACTCTAGCTTTCTTGTAGCGCCTACCGCCCTCTGAAAGAGTTTGGCCGTTATCGACAACATATTCTACATCTTCTTCACTTAGTCCATCAAAAGATGTTCCATATTTAAAAGCTGCGTCATTAGCAGCAATTAATGCTCGGATCTGATTGGTTATAGATGACATATGTAAATCGTGAAAAGCCTTAACTTCTGATTTTCCTATATTGGCGCCATTATTTTTAAGAATTTCGTGTAATAAAACTACTTGTGGCAGGTAATCCTGCTTGCTATTGAATGTTCTTTTGAATGCCGGGTAGTTGTCTAGTCTTATATCACCCACTTGTTCGAACGTATTATCAACTGCCAAGAATTCATATTTTTTATCAGAACTATATTCTTCCTCCGAATCTCTATCTCTCACTTTTCGCCATCTACATTTATACAGTGAATCTTTAGTAAGTTCGTGTATCGTTATTCTTGCATTATCATCTGGACGATTAGCTATAATTCCTGTGGGTTCCCATGGGGCGAATTCATCCCTTGCAAATTCAGTTTTAGATTTAGGCCGGCGCGTCGGGGCTAGCTCAGAAAGATAAAGCTCTAAATCGAATCCCCAGCCCCAAGAAGTATCGGGCCTTTGACCTTGGTTATTGTCTCTAAAGTCTAGTGTAATATCAGGGCTTTGTTTTCTTTCTTTCTCAACAAGATAAATTTTTTCATTGGAGAAATCGATTTCAAGTTCAATATTATAATATTGGGGGCCCGTGTAGTCTCCGCGAAATATACCTCCAAACCTAAAATCACTTACGCGACCTTGATCGATTGTTGTTTTAAGAGAGCCCGCTAATTCATTATTTGATACAAAAACGGGCTCTACTCTCTCTAGTTCGCTTTGTAGCCAACCAGCGAGCCTTATTGGGTAAGCGCCATATTGATCCTCTACTTCATCATAAGTATTCCAGAACCTATCGCCCTGCGAGGGGGCGTCTTCGCCTTCGGCGGATTTAACATACATATCAACATATGTTTGAGCACCAAAATCATTCGCAACTTTGCGGCGATGGCTGGTCAAGGGTTTACCATAAGTATCAGAGAGAATCATGTTCCAGAAACCCCACCTTTTTTGAACCCATCCGCCAAAAAGGCCGCCGGCGCCCATCATATCGGTCATAAAATCCATTTGCAGTAATTTTAAACGACTATTTAATCCACTTGTTCTTGCCTTAATCATGGCCGGCGTTTCAAACGGGAAAATTCCATTATCGCAGCCTGGATCGGAGGTCATGGGCGGAAAATCCGGGCTGAATGGGACTTGAAGTGCTCTAGAAAGCTCATCTAATTGCGCTTTGTGATCGGGCGCCATTTTTTTACATTGTTCTGCTGTGGCGCGGTCCTCTAGCAAACTACAACGATATTCTGCAAATTCTTCAACTTGCTCATCTGTTGCACAAAGAGATGGATTTGCTGGTAATCTATCGCCTTCTGGTAGCATTGCTACAAAATCTCCTAGTTGGGCTTTAAAGCCAGCCGGCATTAAATTACCAATATTTGAAAAGAAAGCACCAACAGCTATTTCATTTGGCAGCGCTGATTCAAAATCTGGGTATTCGGAGGTGACTAATTGTGCCACTGCAGCTTTAAATTCTGGTGACGGATCTCCTAAAAATGCTTCTGCTAATTCTTGTCGAGTCGACGAACACGATACATCATTAGCAAAGTTTAAAACTTGCTCCTTATCAGATAAAGCTGCTGTACCTAATCCAAGTTTTGCAAACGCATCAACAACTGTATCGTTAACTTGGCTAGCTGTGGCTTCTGAGCCACAAAGAGAATCTTTGATTAGCTGACTTAAGCGACCGGTTTTTTCACCACATTCGTCATAATCAGGCATGGCCAAATCGAGTAATGTGCAAGCTGCAGAACTAACTAATTGGCATGCTTTAATGAGCATTCTCATTAAAGTCTTCCATATTAATTCTTGAATCGCCAACAAAGCGGCTATCTCAAGCATCTTTCCAAAATCTACTCTAAGGCCGCGCCAGCGGAAATTATTATTAAACCTAGGCCAGACAATATCTCCCACATCTCTACAAAATGGTAATTCTATATCTTTAATGAAGTCCATGGGACTGGGCTCAAATAGTGGGGGCCGTGGACAATCAAATGTTGTAATTAAAAATTTGATTAACGGTGCACCGGGGAATTTATTAAATTCTGAAACGAGTTCAAGTAAATTTTCTTGATATACCTCTAAAAGAGCTTCTATGTATGCTTGCATTAAAATATTATTGCTTAATTGTTTTCTTTTGTCTTCGCTTCCAATATCAAATTGTTGGGCTAGCGGGCGCCGGTCGTTTTCCGAAACTTTGCCCTTTACAAACTCGTCTAGTGTGGTATTCTTGTCTATCTTGCTATCGGCCTTGCGGTAAGCTTGCCAAGGCCATCTGAATTCAGCGTGGCCGACAACTTCAGATGTGTCCATACCGGCGGCGGCATCTGATAATTTTTGATTTGTGCTATCATCTTTAAAAATATCTCCGTTAGCTAATTTTTTCTTTACTAGTGCATCAAGCTCGACTTGTTTTTCATAAGGAAGTCCTATGAATAGCCGATCAAAATTCTGTACACTCATTGCTTTTAGCGCTTGGTTCAGCATTGTTCCTAAAGCTGCTTCTAATGTCATTCCTTTAAACAAACACTGGATAGCACCTATCAATAAGCTTTGTAGCCCGCACAATTTTAAATCCCCAAGTGCATCCTGAGAAGTGAACAGTTTCTTTAGTCTTTCGCCGACGCCGGCCGCAGTAGGCTTCTCCTCTGTGGCTTCTGCCTCTGTGGCTTCTGCCTCTGTGGCTTCTGTCTCTTGAGCGCTTTCGGCGGCTGTGCCCTTAGCTTTGGCGGCGGCGGCGGCTTTGGCAATCGTGGATCGGGGGCCCTCAGCAGATTCCGCCTCTAGAGTTTCTAGAGCAAGACAAAATTTTGTAAATATATTTTTTTCATTTTCAACTTCTTTGTTTGCTTGCGTAAGAGCCATATTATATATATTTTTAAAACTATCGCTTTTATCGTTGCCGCCGGCGGGAGCATTAGGATCAGAAATCATACCTAGTGCTACCTGTTCCTCAAAATATTTTTCTTGGCCGCGTTTCCCGGGGGGGTAACACGTTTCAGAAAATTTAAATGCTATGGCATCTCCAATATCAAAAACATCATCAAGAATATTCTGTCCTAATTGTTTTACTTCATTACGCAAAGCTGCAGCAACACAGCTTTCAACATCGCCTATGTTTTCTACTGAATGATTAATAGATGAATAAATTTTAGGATAAGTATATTCAATAACAAAATCTAACCACGGCTTTGGAGTTCGGGCGGTTAAATCGGCTTCCATTTCATCTAAGCGTGTAAAATATGCTACTGCTGTGGGATCTTTCCAAGCAGAGCGGCCCCTTAAATTGCGGCATGATTTTATAAAAGTACGTGGTACTTCACCGCATTCCTTTGTGTATACGAGGAGTTTTTTAAGCTTATACTTTGTATCGAAAGAAAAGGTGATTTTTGTAACGTCGTTATAGCCTCGGAAAATATGGGGGCGCCCAACACCAGGAATTTCATAACCTTTAAGGTTTAAAAAGGCTTCTAATTGTTTGAGCAATTTTGCCGTAACACATTTGCGTCCGCCGCCAAAATCGCCATAAATACTGAGATTAAAAATGGTATCTGGGTTTTCTTCAAAAAAGAGGTTCCCCTTGTCCAGTGCTTGATATTTTTTCAAATAAATATTATAAAGCGCCAGCCCTTTTCGGATTTTCATTAGCTTGGGTGCAAGCTCTGCTGCTTTATATGTAACTTCGCGGCGCCCTTCTTCTGCTGCAGCGGCATCTTCTTCTGCCTCTTCGTCCTCTGTTGGGCCGTCTGCATTTTCTAGCTCATAAAATGTTTCAAAAGGCACCGAATAAAGCAACAACAAAGGCGATTTTGGGCGAGGATCCAAATAATAATCTGTATTTTCAAAATCGCTTTGTAGTGCTGCTCTTGATGTTTCGTTATCAACTTTTTCAAAAGCAACTAATAGGGCTTCAATAGCATCTTCTTTATATTTTTCAAAAACATCATCTATAGCTTCCTGGCCTTGCTCTTCTGTCGCCGAGGTTGCTTCATACGGGCTTTCTTGAAAAATGCTTTTTAATGAGGTTACGACCGTGATTTGATAAGTACAATTCTTTTCATTAAAAAAAGGCTCATCAATTGTTAGTGTTTTCCAATCCGGGAGAATCGCATCGGGATTAGGAGAACATGGTAGACAATTATCAATCGAGGCCTCGGGTACTAGGGCTTCGCATACATCGATTAATCCATCATTATTCTTATCTTGGTGTTTTAAAAATTTAGATTCTGGCATTTTTTTATTCTTATAATTAAGTGGCGCGCACGTTATTGCTACAAATATATTTATAACCATATGGTTTAAAATAATTTAATTTCCAAAGTGTTTTGTTCTTGCGCGCTTCGTGCATAGGTTCAAGACAGCCGGTATCGATCTTCTCCACAACCTGCATGAGTGCATCACCGATAGGTTCTCCATAGGGACTGAACGCATAAAAGGATTTGGCCAAGGCCTCATAAAGGTTTCGCTCGATTTTTCCCAATGTCTCTATGCCGGTAATAATCTCGCTTAGCATTTCTTCAAGCTCTTCTAACGCATCGAGGGTATTATCGCCCAATAAAATCGGTTGTAATGTTTCTATGCCGTTGGCCTTGGGCTCTGTATTATTGCCGGCAATTAAATCAATTTTCGGAGCTTGTGATAGAACGCCCCCTATTGAATTTGTTTCTCCGTCGCTCCCGGCGCCGCGGACGCCCTGAGCGCGGCCAGTTATAATCTTTATTCCTTCGCGTCCAATCATTCTTAAGCCATCGGCTTTAAGACATATAGCCGAACGACCCTTAATACTACCAATAGAACCATTTGCAAATCCGAAATTCTTATCAACATCTGTTTTTTGACTAATATAAATTCTTGCAGCATCAGTAATCATATTATTTTTTACCATAGTACCGTCTTCCGCGCCGCGGCCGGTGCGGGCCCCGCCGGCTCGCCCAACAACTAGATCGATAGTAGCACACCTTTGGCCACCGGCCCCACCGTAACCGGATTCGGCTCCTTTAGGATAATCTGCGCCCAATACAACTGATGCATTACTGTGTTGCATTACACTTTGATTTGGCAGTTGAAGATAGAATACTTCACATTCTGGCGCCTCGGTACCGAGAAGGCCAGAATTAGGAGGTATTTGGTTTATTATTTCGTTTGCTTCTAATCTATCAAATGTAGTTTCTACGCCACAATCATCTTTAGAATATATTTTTGTTGTATCTCTAGACATAAAATTTTTAGCTACGCGGTTGGGGCGGGGCCCAGATGGCGATGCTCTGGGCGCTCGTCGGTATCTTGAGCCTCCACAAGAAACCGGCCGGCGCCCCAGCCGCGCTGTAATACAAAACCTTTAGCAGCAAGGGACCGTAATGGAACGCTGTATGCAAGATTCCACCCGCAATAAGTCATTGGATCCGTGCGCTGAAACCCGCGGGGGCCCTCGTAGGAAAGTTGCAGGTGTAAATGCGGGCCAAATTCTGGTACACAGTGGCCCGTTGTACCAACACGACCTAAAACTTGGCCACGCTTTACGGTCATCCCGGCTCGAAGGGGTTCGCCGCCCAGTCTAGCAACTGAATCTAAGTGACAAAAAAGCCACTGAGTTTTCGGGTTTGTGTCGCATTCAAGCTTGATAGCAATACCACAGTTGGGGGACCACTTTCCATTATCTCCCTGGGAACTATCAAATCTCAAGGAGCTAGCCGGCGAGACACTCAGTATTACGCCGGCCTGTGGAGCAATAACAGCACCAAGAAATTTGCCCGGGTTCATCCCCCCACTTGCGCCGTCATCGCGAGGTGAGGTTCTTGAGGAGTGCTGGGGAGGACTGCTATAATTAGGGTACCCAAAATCTAAAGCTCCGTGGTCGCCATAAGATCTCTGAGCATCATAAGGAGAAGTAATTTTTCCTGTATATGGTATTATAAATCCGCCGGCCATGGCCGCATCGGTGGCGCCTTCGCGGATGCTTTGTTTATCTCGGTAATCAAACGCCGCGTTGAGACTGGGTGGGTTAATCATGCCGCGCTGGGAGAGGCCTTTTGAGGCGGCGTCACTGTGGCCGTATCCTATATGGGGTGCAACAACGGAAGCATATGGTGGCCCGAAAAAATCGCCATATTTGGCACATTCAGTAGTATTTGGATAGCCGACAGCATCACAAAATGTTTTTTGTTCATCGCTCGTATAAGCAGTCACAGTACCAGAACTTCTTCCAGCTTGCTGAAATTCCGACATGGCGCGTTTGTCTCCGCGGAGGCCGGCCGCAAAGGCATCGCCAGGACTGCATATGATGGTATCGGGCCCCGTGGCCGGCTGGGTTTCTGCTATTCCCAGATGTAACCCAGTTTGTAAATTAAAAATATTGTTTGAGGATTTTAATTCAACCCACACAATTTGGCCGGCGACGGGTTTGCGTTGCGATGCTGTATTTTTACCTAATTCATAGTTTGATACAAAAGTTGTATGCATAGCCATGATACTTATTGCTTCGCCAGGATGATCCTCATAATAGGTTGTGCATGGATCTGGTAAAAAGCCGTGTGGTGAATCGTCTCCAAGAATTCTTGCTTTATATTGAAAAGTGGCATATATGGCGTTTTCTTGGACCGTGGCGGGGAGTCCTGGATCTGGATTAGTAGCATTAACCATTTCTTCTGATAGATAAACAGCGTTTGTTAGGACGCGCGCTTTAAAGCGTTTCTTGCCGGCATAAGCATCAAAACGGAGCGTTTTACGAATAGAATTAGAGAATAATTCGAGGCCCGATAATGCATCAGTAAAAATTGACCAGTCTAAAAAACCTTTATTTGCCACTGGTTGCGGATCCTTGGGTCTGTATTATATCAAATAGGCTATCTTTGTCTTCATCTGTCAGTCCATCACTTTGTGCTTGTCCTTTCTGCCTTAAGCCGATTAATTTTACTAATTGTTCGTTTGATCTTTGAAGAGTCTCGATATGTTTGGCAGCTACAGGGCTAAGATATTTATTTTGCTCTGCATCTTTTGCGATTTGATTGGCGATCTCATTTAAAAATTCTCGGGCGACTTTTCTGTCGCTACGAATATTTGATAGTGCCTCATCAATAAGTGTTTCTAGATCTTTCTTACTCATAATTCTCCACTTTCCCAATCGCTCTTAAAACTATAATATCTCTTTCTAAATTTTTTAAGAGAATTAACGATCTGCTTGGTGTTCAATCCTGTAATCTCTCTCAAGTATAGATAAATAGCTTTCTTGTTAAAAATATCGATATCCTCTTTTGATTCAAAAAGGATATTGATCGCTTGATATACTTTGAGATCATTCTCTTTCATCTGTGATGCATCCCACGATTGTAGTTCGTCATAAAATAGCTTCCAAAATTCTTCTTCTTCGCGGTAGGTGATATAAGATTCGCTAGTAGATAAAAATTCTTCTTCGTAGGCTTTCGATATATTATCATAATCCACTTCACGCTTATTGCGTTTCTGCTGACGCTTAACTTTATGGATAAACCAGTTTTTTGTAATAACTGAAAAATACGAAAAGGCTTTGGAGCCTTTATTTGGATCGTATTTGTCAAGAATTGTCATTAACCAAATCTTGCACTCTTCCCGTAGTGAGTCACAATTAGGCAAATTAGTAAACTTATATGTAAACACGATTTTATCCACCATCTCATTAAAAGCCGGTTGGATATATTCTATGTATAATTGTGTACGTTCGCGCTGACAACTTGTGCGCGCATATCTTATAATGGCTTCTTCGTGATCAGATGTGAAATAATGGTTTTTACGTCGGGTTCTCTTCTTCTTCGGAGGTATCGTCATCTATTTCTTCTTCTTCTTCTGTTTCATTTTTTTGGGGTTCCTCTGTTAGTGATACGATGTAGTCAAATGTTTCCATCTGCTCGTTAAATGAGATTGCATGTTCCAAAAGACCGTGGAGCGTCTCGTCGCCATAAAACGAATCCAATTCGTAAACAGCTTTAAGGTGTCCAGCGAATGAGTTTACCATTCGCTGAAGATCTCCCAGTTCTTCCGAGACGGATACTATCCTAACAATTGCCGCGCGTGCATACAATAATAATCCTACATTTAACACTATCGATAGTGCTAATATTGCCGACAATATAATTTCAAGACGGCTCATAATTTTCTTCCTTTGCTTCTTTTTTTTGTTGCATTAAGATCTCACGATTAGATTCAATATGTTCTTTGGTAATCTCGCCGACTTCTTGTTCTTGGTCAATTGGTTCCTTTTGAACAATCGTCGGGCGCGTTAATATTTTTTTAAGCGTGTTCTCTATTTTACACATAATACATTTTTCTTTGAATACATCATTCATTCCATGAAATACTAATACAATGTGCTCACAATTACTACACTGATATTTATAGCGTGGCATTTGCGTTATTCAGTTGTTTCAACTGCTGTCTCGGCGGTGGGCGCCCTTACAGTTGGTGGATTCTTAACTATTAGTCCATCATCAGATGTAATAAGTTCAAATCCCTGTAGAACCGGCATGATATCCGTTTGGTTCATCAAAGATTCTTGGAGGGCCATCATAATGGCACCGAGTGCTTGATTCGATAATTGCATTTTAATCTCCTTTTAGCTTTATCTTTTCGCGGTCCTTTCGACCAAATGTTTGTTAGTGCGATATGTCATGTTCTCTAATCCCCTTTTAGGACTCGATGGCTATCGCTATCAAAATGTTGTGTTGAAAATTCAAACAATTCTGAATCTTCAAGGGCCACCATCTGGTGGCGTAATCCACGATATACGTGGAAGTTTTCGCCGGCGTTCAAAACAAGCTGTTTCGCTTGTGTAATATCATCGCTGTCTGAATAATATATCATCATTTTGCCGGATTGCAAGTAAAATACTTCATCTTTTAATTTGTGAAAGTGCCATGAACACCGTTTTCCTTGCTGAAAAAACAAAAGCTTGCCACAGTATTCTTCGCAATTTACAACCCATCGTTCCCAACCCCATCCCTTGTCGACATGGTTCATCGGCAAATTTATATTATTATCTAATGGCATCTTGAATCTCTTTTAGATCGGACTCATACATCATTTCAGCTAGACCCTCAAAGGTTACTTCTGGTTCCCATCCGAGAGCCTTTTTGGCCTTGGACGCGTCCCCTAACAAATAAGGAACTTCATTGGGCCTAAACAGCCGTGAGTCTATCTCTACATGTTTTTCAACACTTAGGCCAGCGCGCTCGAATACACATTCTAAAAACTCTCTTACAGAATGAGTCTCGCCAGTGGCAATGACATAATCATCAGCTTCATCTTGCTGCATCATCATCCACATTAGTCTTACATAGTCACCGGCAAACCCCCAGTCTCTTTTCGCGTCAAGGTTGCCGAGTGAAAGCTTATCTTGAAGCCCTAATTTAATTCGAGCGGCAGCGAGTGTAATCTTGCGTGTTACGAAGGTTTCGCCGCGGCGAGGGCTCTCATGATTAAACAGAATGCCGCTCGTTGCAAACATTCCATATCCATCACGATAATTTCTTATCATGTGGTGAGCGTATACTTTTGCACACGCATAAGGCGATGCAGGTTCTAGAGCGGAATCTTCATTATAAGGTGGGTTAGGATTAACCCCGAACATTTCCGATGAAGAAGCCTGATAAAATTTAGCGTTTGGACACAAGTTTCTGGTTGCTTCCAGAAGCCGGAGGGTACCCAGCGCTACGATATTAGTAGTTTCCTCGGGAGTTTCGAAAGATACGCGAACGTGCGATTGGGCCCCTAAATTATAAATCTCATCTGGTTGGTAATTCAACAATAATCTGTGAATGTTTCCTGAATCAATTAAGTTTCCATATTCCAGTGTAAAGTTTTTCAATCTTTCGGGATCATCAAAAATGTGATCGATGCGATCTGTGGAAATTAGTGAAGTTCGGCGTTTGACGCCCACTACATGGTAGCCCTTATCAAGCAATAAGTCTGCTAAATATGAGCCGTCTTGACCTGTGACTCCTGTTACTAACGCTGTCTTTTGTTTCATGTGGTTTCCTTGTTTTCTATATACCAATCATAAGTTTTCGTAATACCATCTTTAAATTTGGTAAATTTAAAATCTCCAATTAATTCTTTTAATTTATGATTGCTGCCGTCTTTTCTAAACTGTCCATCTAGTTTGTTATTATACACGATATTAATGTCTTTGTCTACATGAGATAATAAAGTTCGTGCCATTTCATCGATAGTTAGATTTTCATCAGGGGCAACAATGAGAGGATCAGCGCTATAATGCTTCTCCAATAAAAGTGGGATTATCTGACATAAATCATCTACATAAAGCTGCTGGCGCATCGGCTCACCCGTCCCCCACAATTCTAGCGCATCGCCACTCTGAAGTGCGTTGGTCTTAGACACAAGGGCTGCAATAAAATGGGACCGGTCACTGTTAAAGTGATCGCCTGGGCCATAAATATTAGAAGGGCTGAAGGTTGAGTAATTTACTCCGTATTGTTTTCTATAAGATAAGATAAGAGTGTGAAGCATTCGTTTTGTAAATCCATAAGCAAAATTAGTTTCTGCTGGGGGGCCTTCTAGTAAATCTTTTTCTTTAAAGGGGTATTCTGCGACAACATCTGGGAAGGCGCACGTACTCAAAGAGGCGAGAAGTCGGTCGACTCCGAAATCATAGGCGGCCTTTATAACATTTAAATTTATAAGCATGTTCTGTTCGAAAAAATCAACTTGATTTTCGCTATTGTCTTTGATCCCTCCTACTCGCGCTGCTAAATGAATTACTGCGTTTGGTCGAATTTCTTCAAACATCTGCATAGTTTCCACTGAGTTTGTCAAGCAATAATCTGCGGTGGATACGTATATCCATTCCGGGTGATAAATTTTTAATCTTTTCCCTAAAAAGCCGCTGCCACCAGTAACTAAAGTTTTCATTTTATCTTAAATTCTTTCTCGAAGAAATCTCCGGAATTACATTGCTCTTTAAAAAACTTTTTAGTATCTTCGTTAAATAATAGATGTATATATTGATTTATTATTTTTTCTGCGGCTGGCGCGCGCGTGCCGGAGTCGACGAGGCCTTTGAGGCCAGAACCAAATGAATCACAATAGTGCCAAACTTTAATTTGTTTATCGGGTGTTGGAAGACCTGAATAAAAAATAAAGCAAGGCTCATCTTCACCGCTAAAGGGAACAAATAATTTTTCTTCTTCAACATAAAAAGTAGAAGTTTTTCGATGCCAATAGGGCAGCCTATCGGGCGCGCCGGGTGGTGGATGAGAGTGGAGATTGTGATTTTTACTTCTGACATTATAAGATACCGTGCTAGATGGCCAGGGTCCATCGGCCATTACAACTTTATATGGCTCTCTGTTGTTCCACCAGTCATTAAACGCGCTGAGTCGTGTATGAGGCTGATAGTCTGTTCTAATATTTCTTAGCTTGGCATGTCCTTCCCACCATGCAAACATATTAATAATCATTTGCTCGTTGAAATTTGTACGAGGAATTAAGCCATTCTCACATGTATATGTTATATCTTGTAACATTTTTTTACCATTAAAACAAATAACATCGGCATTAAATTGTGTGGCGCCTATGGGTATTGCATATGAAAAATCTTTTGATTGAGAGGCGCGCTCAAGATCACCAAAGGTCAAATGGCTGGGCGCGCGTACAATCAGTTGCTTTTTTTGTTCCGACGCGTCGATGTAATCTATACTGACCTGGGGGGGATCTATGTGAGTAAGGGCCTTCAACTCTGTAGGACTCATCCAAAGTGTTCCAATTTTGAAATTTGCAGTATTTAAAGAATGCATTGGAGTATAAAAATCTAGGGGCTTTTGAGATGGGTTCTCCCTGTACTCAAGTCCTATATTATAGTCTAAGGTTCCTATCATGTCTGACTTATTATTATCAATAAATTCATCTAGCCTAGCGCATGTAATTGTATCGGCTCCCAATAGAATAATCTTTTCATA